GCCCGGAGTTCGCCACCGCCAGTGCGAGACCTTCCATGGCGGACTCAAGGGTTTTGAGTGCACCGTTGAGTCCCTCCATTTGTACTGAAGCGATTTCTTCCGCGGTACCACCAGCGTTTTCCAACTCTGTGGTCAGTTCGGTAAGTGCCTCATGGCCTTGATCAAGCAGTGCCTGCATACCGGGACCAGCCTCGACACCGAAAATGGTGATCATGTCGGCCGTGTCCGCGCTCGCTTCCTCCAGTTGGCGAAGAATGTCCGCCAACGGGAGCATGTTTCCTGCAGAGTCCTGGACTTGAACCCCGAGACGCTCCAGGGTTTCTTGTACTTCCCCGGTAGGCTTGATAAGGCGAGAAATCGCGCCACGCAAGACCGTACCAGCCTGCTCACCCTGAATACCAGCGTTACCCAACAAACCGATCGCCGCTGAGACTTCCTCAAACTGCAGGCCAGCGCTGGCAGCGACCGGGCCCACATATTTGAAGGAGTATCCCAGCATATTCAGGTCTGTGTTGGTGCTGGTAAACGTTTTAGCCAGTACGTCGTTAACGCGAGCGAGATCCTCGACTTCCATCCCGTACCCGGACATGATGTTGGTGACAATGTCCGCGGCATCCCCCAGCTCGAGCGCGCCTGCTGCAGCAAGGTTCAGAGTGTGGGGCAGCGCGCCCATGATTTCATCAGTTTCCATACCCGCCATGGCCAGAAAACCCATGGCATCGGCAGCTTCTGATGCACTGAATTGGGTAGTACGCCCCAACTCCATGGCTAGGGATTCCAGCTGTTCGAATTCCGCTCCCGTAGCGCCGGACACCGCGCGGACACGGTTCATCCCAGCCTCGAAATCCCCTGCGGTCTTCAACACCGCCGCACCCATGCCCACAATGGGAGTCGTCACTCCCATCGTCATCGATTTGCCGACACTGGTGAGCTGTTCACCGGTGCGGGCAAGGCGTTGCATCGAAGAATTCGTTTTCTCCGCAACGCCTTCTAGCCCCTTGTCCAGTGATTTCGTGTCAACACCGATGCTGACTAGCAGTTCTGCCAGTGTGGCCATGAAGCATCTCCCTCCTTCTGCTAGCCAGCGCTTTTCCCGCGCGAAGAACCTCCTAGGGACGTGTTAATAGCGCGCACCACAGCCAATTGTTCTTCCCACGTCTGGGATTTCCGATTATCCCACTGCGGCAGGTAGTCCTTGGGAGTTACGCGCTTGCCCTTCTTTGTCTGTGCAGCATTGTGCACTGTGGAGGCGATCATTGCGGCCAGAACATCATCACGAGGTCCGCCAAGCGGGCCCTCTACCTGTTCGTAGGCAGCCCACTCCGCCAACTCGCGAGAGTCGATCCGCTCAAGCATCTCGCGCACAGTCATTCCCAGGTGCGCTGCTAGGCGGAAATAGAATCTCCGTTCTGGCCTTACTCGGAATTTTTTACGTATGTCTCCACATCTTGCCGGGTCAAGCCGGAAAGTCGTTGAGCGATTTCAAACAAGCGGGCTAGCACGTCACCGGATTTTTCGCCAAGTGCCTTAATGTCCGCATCGGAAAACAGACGTTCGCCCTGTTCGTTCACGAGCGTTTGCGCAAGGAGTCGAGCGCGGAAATTCCGGAACCGTTGCGGGGAAGGCTTCCCGTCCGGACCAATCATGGATGCTTCAAACGCGTCCCGTTCTGCACCAGACAGTCCCCGGATGCGAACGCGGCCGCCCCATTCGGGGACTTCCACATCCTCATACGGCCGGTCTTGTGCGGCAAGAATCTGGTCTTTAGTGAGCAGCATAACGCCTCCTTATTCGAACTCCACTGCAGGCCCAAACACCGGCTTACCGGTGAGTCGGAACGTGAGCGATGCTTCAGCCTTGTCATCGAATGGGGCTTCCACCTCAAACCCCGACAAAAACGCTTCGAACTCCCACGTGGTGTTGTCGGGGTCCGGGAACACGATGCGGTATCGCCGCACTGAGTCGTTGAAATCGTCAAACAGGGGGTTGTGAACCCCAGGCACATAGTTCACGTCGATCGAAACTTCTCCGGGGTCTTTCAGACCGCCGATGAATTCGCGCCACCCATCCGCAGAGTCGTGGCTTGTCACCTCGATCTCCTCACGTTCCGCACTCGGACCGGAAATCGACGTAACATTTGCCACGTGTTCGAACTCTTCAGTGAGGTCATTGAACCGCAGAAACTTGGTCCCGTGCGCGTTCATACCACTCGGCATGGCAAACCCTCCTCTAGCGCGCCACGATCACGGAAAACTGAACAGGGACATGTCGCAGACTGGGATCCGGGTCATGCAGCGTCTCCACGAGCTCCAGGCGAGTTGCGATATGCTCCCATCCCTCGACCACCAGCGGTTGATGATCCAGCAGCTGACACACGCGGTCGGCA